TAAAAACCAGAGTTTGTTACCTGCCTGGAATTGTAAGAATTGACCTGCTTTATAAGCAGAGGAAGCGGTTGAAACACCGCCGGGTGTTAATACAGCAGCGCCACCCACAACAGTGGTAGATAAGGCAAAAGTAGAACTAGTGCCTGTGACTGTATAGTCTGTGCCGATTAGTGTGTCAAAATCGTTTGCATACTGAACAACCCCTAGCCCTTTGTTTGGGCTAGAACTAGTATGAAAAGGATCTGGAAGAGGGTAATTACCGAGTGGTTCGGCATTGGTTACGGTAGCTAGACCATAGTTAAAGCGGGTAGGTGTTCCCATTTAAATCTCCTAAAAGTGATGGGTCACGTTCTAATGAACGTTCAGGATCGGTATTGTATTACTGTTTTGGAATTGATGGTACTGGGGGTAGTTGACCCTTTTCTTCTTTATGAGCAGCGCCCATTATTGTCTCCTTGTTCAAAGACGCCCCCCGAAGGGGGCTATCTTAATTACAATTATGGTCCGTTAGAACCATAGATACAACGAGGATCCGCCCAAATAAAGCTATAACGTTCATAGCCTTTGGCCTTAGCATTCATTGTATCAAAGTCATTATCTTGATCAAAGACAATGCCATGACGCTCGAAGTACTTCAGACCATTCTGGACATTCGTGCGAATGAACCAGGCGTGAGGAGAAGTCAGATAGTGGTTCATTACAATACCTTCGGGCAGAGCATTGGTAGCCTTCAGCACGTTAATATCGTTGTTAGCCGAACCAGGAGTGTAAACACTCTTTAAGATTCGATTAGCATTATACCACTCTTGACGAGCGATGATGAGTGAACGAGGCATTACATTGATCAGTAAGCCACGATCATTCTGGAAGCCCATAATCTGAACAATTGCATCTTCCAAAGAAGCTTCAGAAAGATCCACGTCCACAGAAGGGCGATTTGAGAAGGTACCACCAGAGGTGTTTGGATGTGCCGTAGAACACATAGACACAGCATCGCCGCCAGTATATACATTATTGAAAGCACGATTGTAAATATTAGCTGCAATGTTTTCTTTGGTTTGGCGGAAAGCCATTGCCAGAGAACCAGAGCGAGCCTTACTTACTTTCTCGTACAGGTTATCATCCATTTCTTCTTTGGTTACGATGTAGCCCATTGCATATGCAACATGCGTTGCGCGAGTCGTGAAACCTTGAACACTGGAATCGTAGTTAACACCAGCCCCTTCATTCTTGACAGGAACCAGTCCGAAGCCCGTATCTTGTACGAGATCTTCATAGTTTTGCGATGAGGTATCTTTATCAAACAGCTTGTCATATTCAACAGCATGTTCGTTATAAGATAGACCCCACCAAGCTTTTACCCCAGGCCAAAGGGCCTTTGGATGCGAGCCAGTAGTGATTACGCCAGCCATAATCTATTCTCCTTTATACGCCAGCCGAAGAGCCAAAGTATTGATGCTGATTCCAGCAAACCAATACAGAGACATACGGCACGGCAGTAGATGTAGTTGCAGCAGAAGACAAAGCGCCTTGATTGGTCGGATCTTGTACTGCACCGATAATCTGGAGAATAGTCGTATTGCTTACGTGAGTGGTAGCCACCCCAGTCAGAGCCGTACTTGAATACGGAGATGATTGGTTTAGAGTTGCTGTTTGATCAGCCGCTTGATTGGTGGAACACAGTTTGTGCATTGCAGTTTGTGCAGCACCAGTAACATCAAACTGTGCGGAGAAGATGACATTAGAATCATCAACTACCCATACATAATGATTACCGGCTGATTTATTCAGGTATTGTTTTTCCAAGGACAATGTAGTACCTTGTAAAGACACACCAGGATCAGCTACACGAATACCAACAATCACACCCAAAGGAGGGAGAGTAGTAGTACCCTGTACATATTTTGTTACTGCTGGAACGCCATTAGCATCACCGCCATCCGCTATAACCACAACATCGCCAACAGCATAAGTATTGCTGGCATCATTGGGAATATAGTACATACGGCCCTGCTCGTTATAGGCGGCTCCATTCAAAGTCCCGACAGGACTTAGCCCACGAGGAGCTGCTGAAAGTGCCATTTTTAATATCCTTTATTTAAGTTTGTATTTTTGTACCTGCATCATAGAAGCCTGTGGTATCATTAGAACCACCTTTACCTCGTTTGATTGCAGCATCTGTAGCATCGTTACGTTTCTGAAGATCTCGTTGGTCTTCCTCATACCAGTCTTGCTTAATCTTTAAAAGATAAGCATACAGGCCTTCACCATTTTCAGAGCCTACTAAGAAACGAACCTTATCTGTTGTAATATCTGTATTCCGAGAAACTACGTTCTCTGGAAGTCCTCCTACCTCTTCGGGAGTTACAAACTCATAACCACCATCTAACGCTTGTTGAATACGACCAGGTTCATCATTGAAGATATGGGGGTGATAACCAGCTTCTATCAGCTTGGATACATCAACATCCAGTTTTCCTCGAGTACCATTAAAGACTGCGCGTGTTCGTGTGCGTCCCTGTTCTCTAGCGGTAGTTTCTTTGACCTCAACCTGACTCATATTACGCTCTCTCTTTTCTTCAATCGTTAATGCTTTTGGCATGACATACTCTCCCTTTAATTAATTAAGACCAATCAAACTCTGCCACATACTGCTCACGTGTCAATAAGCCCTGCTTTACAAATTTATTGCAGGCTGCTTTGGCGTCGTCTGGCAAGTTGTCATATGACTGTTTCTTTCCACCACCAGAAGGACGTATTTCAGAACGCCCTTCTACTGGATTATGATTTTGTTGTTTCTTTGGTGTTAGTATTTCTAATTCTTCGTCTAGTTTATCCAAGAATGCTTGTCCTGTCAAATGGGGCCACTCTGCTCGGACACCTTCTCCAACACCATTAGCGAGTGCTGTACGTTTCTTATCTTGCCCAAACCAGCTATTTTTCTCTAACCAGGATGTCAGCGCAGGGTCTACTTGAGGTGTCTGTACTGTGGCTTTCTTAGCCTTCTCAATCTCCGCCTTAGCATCTTGTTGAGCTTCTTTGACAGTATCAATGGCATCATCAAGATCTACAGCACGATCTCCATCTCCTTGGGAGAGAGCCTCGCGCTTTGCTTTCTTGAGATCAGCCAATTGAATTTCGTATTGCTCGACCTTCCTTTCATATTGGTCTTTCTGGTAGTCTCGAAATTCTTTAGCTGCAGTTCGTGCTTCCTCTGCAGCTGCTTCAGCTTTAGCAAGACGTGCTAAAAGCTTTTCGTTATTCTTTTTAAGTACTGGGAGAATCTGTTCGCCGCGTTTTACAAACGTCTTGGCATCTACAAAGTCTTCTTCAGCCCCATGAAATGCTTCTTTAGGAGCCCAGCCCTGGGCAATTGCTTCTGATTCATAATCCCGAGCATCCGCGATTATTTCTTTATCCTCAACAGTTTTTTCTAAATCACTCATTATTTAACTCCCTTTGAGAGATGTGGATCTACTAGATGCACATCATTGTCTAACTTGGCAACTAGATCTTCATAGTTGATCATACGATATTGTATAGTGTCTTTGCCTTGATACATTAGACCGGAGTACTTAGCATATACTACTTTCATTCCCGGTTCTATTGAAGCAGGGACTTCTTCCCCTATAGCAATAACTGTGCCCGTAGTATTCGCTAACTGTTCGCGTTCTGATGTTTCGTTTGTTGCTAACACAATCCCACTAGCTGTGGTCTGTTCTACAACAAGTGGTAAGATTAATATCCTATTAAGGATAGGATGAATCCCACTATTATTCATATTCTTTATCTCGTAAAGATTCTATTAGGTCTTCGTATGTCATTCGAAGAATGCTGGCAATTGCTGCTGCTTGTCCACGCACCTTCTCATCATTTTCAGTACCTGCTAGAAGCATCTCTTTTAGAAGTTCTCTATCTGAAAACAGGGCCTTCCTAAACTCTACTGTGATTGAATGGTTGTGCCATTCGTCAAACTCTTGTCTTGTAATAACCATTTATTACTCTCTCCTATTTAAATCTACAGTGCACCAAGTTCCTTCTGAGATTGCTGTTGTTGCTTTTTCAAATCTACTTCTGATGCTTTTATCATATGTGATACTGCTGTCATTAAACCCTCTTGCTTGGCTTTAGCCAGGGATATCATTGCCTGCATCTTCTGGATGGTATGTCCTGTATCTATACCACCAGCTTCTTTAATAGCTAGATAAGCCTCTGCTTCCAGTTTATGAATCTTAGCTTGGTTAAGTTGTGCTTCTTGCATAATCTCTACTTGAGCTAACTTCATGTCCAACTGCATCTGAGCTTTCTCTGTTTCGGCTTTGAGTTGAGCAACTTGAACCTTAGCATCCACCTTTGGAGGAATAGCATTAGGGCCTTTAGGATCTGGTAAAATCTTATCAATATCTTCTACCTTAAGAGCCCTGGCAAATCTCACTTGAACTTCATGGATATTAACTCCTGGCGTAGTCATAGCCAGTTCTAGCATAGATTTTGCCTGCATCATCCGCTGACTGTCTGAAATGATGTTGGGGTCTGCACTTGGAGCTATATCAGAAACATCCCCTAAGTAATCATCGGGATGGACAAAGTTCGGACCACCTCCTTTAAATTCCGCAACTTCATTAAGATGCAACTGATTAAGTCTATAAAGTTTCCTAAATTCAGAACGAAGGGCTCTGTAGGTACGTTTAAAGATTCCGTTAAAGACTTTCATACCCTGCTCTGCCATAGTACGACTGGTTTCTGCCGGAGTATTCTGTCCTGGGTTTTCTCCTACAAGAATATCGACCGACCCACCAATCCGTTCTCCGTAGTTAATGAGGAGAGATAGGAGGGTATAGAGGACTTGACTTGGCTCCCGTACAGGGAGGGGTACAATTCCTTTCCGTAAATCATCACCGGTTGTATCAACGTGTTTCCATTCGAGAGGGGTAAAATTATAGTTCCCACCCCGCAACTTAATTCCGCGAGATAAGAACCCACCCGCTGTATTTGCCATTGTTCCGCAGTCAACGAGTTGATTGATAATAGTATCAATCGCTTCGTTAAGGGGGCCCAAAAGTACACCAAACCCGAGGTCATAGAATCCGCCATCTGGAGAAGGGATAAACGGAAACTTTGTGAAGTAGACTTCTGATTTAATTCTAAGTACTTTTCCGTTAGCATCTCTCTCTACAGAAGTTGGAAAGAATCGTGGGACAATTCGTAAGACCTGTTTAGTATCTCTACGTAGATATACAATATAAGGTTCTGCATACCCGTCTTGGTCAAAGTCTATTAGACAATGCTGTTCCAAGATCTCGTATGGGGTTGTTTTATCAGTATCTTCTGGTTTAGTAAGACCCTGTGCTGTATCTTGAAGGGCATCTAGCTTCCCCCCTGTTCCCATAGAACGAGGCCCAACTTCTTCCATTTCAAGCCATAAGCCTCGTGCCACTCTCTCATACACATCATTTTTAGACATGTATAGAATCTGGGTAATTCTAGAAGCCTCGTCCAGACTCTTAGTCCAGTAGTTAACTACTAGATCTCTTGCTAATATATTCTCAGAAATGTTATGACGCTTAATGGAATCATAGTAAGTCTTCTTAAAGGCACAACCCACAATAGGTTGGGTAATTAGAACACGGTCTGTTTCTTCTTCCCAAGACTCGTCTTCTTCCAGGATCTGGAAAGACATATGATTGGAAACACGATCTGCCCGTTCTTGGCGCTTGCCATCGGGGTCGTTGCCCCTAACCCTACACACAACAGGCATTTCTCCTTGTATGAGTACAGGATAAGCCCTAGCATGATACTGAAGAGCTGCTATGGTAATTAGTGGGAACTTGATGTTAGAAGCACCCTGCCAGGGGAATGACTTTGTTTCCACAACTTGTAGTGCTAGTTTAAGAGACTGTTCTGTCTTTTTTTCCCAACCTTCTCGAGAGATGCTATCGGATTCAAAGCCATTATAGCACTCCATAGCAATTGTGTCTAGATCGGCTTTGTCCAACATAGAGGCTACATTGGGCATACCAAACAGATCTTCTATTTTTAGTTTAGCTTCTAATTCCATTAATTATTTCCTGGTAACACTAAGCTTCGTATTAAAATTTGAAATGTGATGATAGTCTGGCATTAGTAACCCGTAACCTGAGAACGCCCAGCTAAATCTAAACCAGCTTCTTGTAAGTCCATGTGGTATTCGTATTCTTCCGCCTGCTTCTGAGTATCTGCTTGTTGCATTGAGTCTAGCATCAGGCCTATGTATGCCCAGGCATCCACCTGATCATCATGCCGATCTCGAGGGAATCGAATCAATTCCTCCTCGAAGGTGTAGTACCACTCAGCCTCTTTATCAAACTTAACAGCACCAGCCCGCATACGTGCCTGGATACTTCGAGCTCTTGAGAGCTTGTCCCCAGAAGGCTTTAACTTCTCTAGGCGGACAAAGACTCCCGTCTGCATCATAATCTCATTGAGGTATGGCCCAATGGCCTTCTCAATGATACCCGCTTCTATACCAAAGATCTCTGGATTATAAATCTTCTGAAGAGAGATTATTGTATCTACAATCTCTCGAGCATCCATCCGCTGTCTTACTATGTTAATGCACTGTAGTTGATTGTCTTCGTCCATACCCGCTATTGCAAATACAGACCAATCCGCTCGCTGCCTCTGGCTAATAGCCAAATCAGCAGCAATATAATAATTAAGATTCTTCTTACGATCTTCAGGCCTTATGGGTAAGAAGTCTGCTTTCCGAAAGA